ATAGAAAAATACAAAAAAGACCCCGGCGGGGGAGGACCGCCGGGGCAAGGGGGAGAGACACGGGTGGTTGGGTTCCCGATAGCCCTGCTATATCATGTGATTCGCCAGATGCGAAGCCCCCAAATGTCGTTTTCTGCCATGGCTTTGCCATGTACCCGCCATCCCCAGAACTTAGTTATGGTGCGGACCTGACGCATCGCTTCGATCGTGTTGATGCAGGGGATGAACACCGAGCTCCCGACGTCCATCTCACCCCACGGTATGATGATCTCGACCCCGTCCGGGTCGAGCGCTGCCAGATTAAGAAGCGTCCCCACCCTCATCCTCGTCAATGTCTAGCCGCAGGTTCTTGCAGTTGACCACGAGCACATTCATCGGGGGCAGGTTCAGCTTGGTCCCCTTCGACAGGCGTGCCTTCTTGGTCTCCACCGGCATATCCTGCGCCATCCGCTTCACCAGCGCGTCGTAATTGATCTGGCGCTCAGAGCACCATTTCTGGAACGGGCGGGTCACGAGGAACAGCCGCTTGAGGTCTGTCTCGTAGCGGGCGACCAGCTTGCCTCTCGGCAGCTGCTCAGGGGTCACAAGGCTGTCCATACCCCCACCGTGCTTAGCCGTGCGCAGGTCCTCGGTGCTCTTGATCCACAGGATGTTGTTGTAGTTCTCGGCCACGTACTCGCTGAGCAAGGTGCTACCGTCCAGCTGCACCGCAGCGTCGCGGCGCTGGTTGTCCCGGATCATGTCGATCGTCCAGTCAAACAGCTTGGCGATGTCATACTGCACAAGGCCGATTTCTTTGGCTATCAGGGCGCCTGTCAGGGCCACCGAGGCGGTGATCGACCAGTAGCGGTTCTCTGCTTTCAGGTTACACGCCTTGTCGATCCGCTTCTGCACGCTGTCCAGCAGGGTCTTCACCTCCTCGCGGTTCTCGATGATGTACTGGATGAACGGCTCAGCCGCATGGCCTGCGTCCTTACCCACCCGCTGCTGGAACGCGTCCGTCTCGCTCTTTGACGTAAACCCGAACCGCGTCGGTTCATACTCGAGGATACGCTGGATCTCGGCCTTGGGGCCTTCCTTCTGCATCATCACCTTGGCAACGAGGCTCTGGTTCGCCGACATCACGACGCTGAGCTTCCACATCTCACCCTGCGTGCGCTCTTCGTTCGCGCTGCTCCTCATGCGGGTTTTCTGGGCGCCTGCGTGGATTGTGTAGATGAAATCGGATGCTTCCTGCGGGCTCTTGTTTGTCGCCTCGTCGTACATGTAGGGGATGTTCTTCAGCAGCTCGACGCGGTTCATCCGGGAGTTGTCGGTGTCTTTCTGCTTGCCGATGAACCGCTCGTAACCTGCGAAGGCGGTGAAGGCGAACTGCTGGGTGGTGGTCTTACCGAAGCCCGAGTCCTCGGTGTGCATCAGGAACACCGCCGCGTTTGCCGGCGTCATCGCTACCAGCGGGGATGCCAAGGTCAGCGCCACAACGAATTGGTACATCTCCATGCCGGTGCGGTTGTAGAAGTTCGCGGTCTCCTTCCACCCCTCTAACGTCCCGCGCTTCTCGAACGCCGGGAACAGAAACGCTGTCTTGCTCGAGGGCGGGTTGTATTCGACGCGATCGCCGAAGATCTCGCGGTCCCCCATGATGAACGAGGTCATTTCTGGCGACGTCCAGCCGAACTGCCTGCGCGCCACGTCAGCTGCCTGAGAACTCTGTAGGTGGTTGGTCCATGTGTTCGTGTAGGTCATGAGTTGGTCCCATTCTTTGTGGTTGCAGGATACCCCGTAGTTGGACAGCGCCCGGCGGAGCTCCTCTTTCGATGTTGCCTTGGTGAGCGGCAGGAGGAACTCCCGAACCCCGTCATGTGGTAGGTGGAGCCGGGCGAGCAACGTCTCGCCGTCATCCGGATCGAAGATACGCCGACTGTAGTAAAAGTCGTTCAGGTACACGGGCACGTCAATGCTCTCGATGTTACCGTCGTCGTCTTTCTGTTTTTCGCGCCTGTATATACCACCATGGGCGCCGCGGAAAAACGGCTCCGGGTAGGGCGGGATCGTATACGTGCGCTTCTCCTGCGTCTCCGCCGAGCGCTGCTCCACCTCCACGGCCCCGGTGTCGATGTCTTCGCTCGTCTCGTCAGGCTCGACGATCTCTGGTTCGGGCTCTGCTTCCTTCACCTTGCGGCCCAGCATGATCGGCCCTGCGATCTTGCCCCAGTGGGGGCAGCCTTCGCATACGCCGGGGCGCACGTCGTTGAATGTCGCGCATTTGAACGGACCGCCGGTGCGCGCTGCCTTAGTCTCGGTCACTTCCGGATCATACCCCGGGTGTTCTTGGGATACTGCATGGATGGCCTTCGCCCGGTCTTCGCAGGCTTGCGCCACCGAGAGCACCCCCCACCAGAGCGGCTCAGGCGTGTCGGCTTGGTTCGCTGCCGCCCACCGGATCTGTTCGCAGCCTGTGCCCTTGAAAGACCGCTTCAGAATTTTCTTGAAGCTCGATGTGGAGTTCGCGTGCATGCGCTGCGTCGCAGCGTTCAGCTGCATCCGCTTCTCTTCTGACAGCGCGGCCAGCGCCGGTACAGCCGGCGCCGCTTGTATGCGGCCCGCATACTCCGAGAGGCAGTCACGCATCTTGGCCAGTGTCGTGGGCGTGACCGGTTCACCGCCGAGCACGCGCACCGGGCGGGCGGGGTCATCTTTGTAGTTGTGCGTGCCGGGAACACGCAGCACCCGAGCAGCGTCGGCGGTGACGCCGGGGTCGGCACCGAAATCGAGCGCCGCGCAGGCGCGCTTCAGAGCCTTGGCCACCGGCATCCAGCCCGCGGCGGGCACTGCCTCCATGAAGGGCCAGTAGACGTGCAGGCCGCGGCCGCTATCCACGACCATGGGGCGGGGCAGCTTCAGCTTCTTGCCAAACTTCCGCAGAGCCACGAGGGCTGTCGACTGATCTGCAAAATCCTTACCCGGGCCGCAGTCCAGATCGAGGAACAGCGCCCGGAAGTGCGCGGCATTCGCAGCGGTGCGCGAGGTGCCGTCTTCAAACGTCGCCAGTGCAAAATACGTATCAAACCCGTTCGCATCGAGCTGCAGGGCGGAATACAGGGCTTCGCTCTTTGTTGTGTAAAACTTCTGCTTACGTACCTTGGTCTCTCCGTTGACGGCAAAAATGCAGTAGAAGCCGTCGTCCCCAAGGACGTGCGAGAAGAACTCGCTCGTCTCCATGTCTCACCCGCTAGTTTATTGTGGTTGGGGCCGCGGTATGCCGCGGCCCCGTAGGGGTCAGTCGTCCTCGTCGCCCTCGTCGTCCCCCCAGACGTCGAGCAGGGCGCTGAGCTTGTCGCCACCGTTGTCGGCCGGTGCGGCCTTCTTGGTCGTCCGCTTCTTCGGCGGGGGCGGGGTGTCATCCTCGTCCTCGTCCTCGGCTTCTTCGACAACCTCGGCGATCTTACGCTTCGCAGCGGACTTCTTCTTCGGCGGGGGCGGGGTGTCATCCTCGTCCTCGTCGCTCTCGATCTCGAAGTCCTTCACCTTGGTGTCTTCATCGGGGACGTTGACTGTCAGGGTGATGGCCTTGGTGACCGGCTCGGTGTCCATCGCCTCCACGACGGCGTTCAGCTCTTCCTCTTCCAGCGGGCGTACCGGCTTGAAGAACAGCTTGGGGGTCTCTGCATCGGTGTCGAAGCTGAGCTGCGTCAGAACACCCTGCACCGGCGTGTCGTGGGCCGTCAGGAACTTCGAGTATGCCTGCAACCCCATGTTCGAGCCCTTGGCCGCACCGAAGATCGACGCAGCGGGGATCTGCATGGCGTAGACAGTCTCGGTGTCACCTTCGAGCATCACGGCCAGACGCTGCGAGAACCGGCACGCCCGGCTATCGCCCTGCCCAGAGCCTTTGATGTTCATCTTGCAGCCGTCACACGCGGGGGCTTGGCGCTGATCGTCCGGCACTTCCGGCGCAGGCCGCTTCGAGTCAGCCGACCAGCAGGTGGGCGGGTTGGCCTTGTCGGCCTTGGGATCGTAGGCACCCTTGTAGTAGGTCCGCTGGATCTCGCTCGAGTTCACGATCATGACGTTGAGCGTGGGTTCTTTACGCACCGACACTTCTTCGCCGCCCACGACCATGCGGAACCGACCGCCCCGGATGCTGATCCGATTGCCGCCCCCACCAGCGCCGCCACTCAGACGCTTGTTGGTCTCCATCAGCGCCTTGAACAGGTCGCCTTTCACAAGGGAGTTACCCTTGAACAGTTCTACGTCACTCATTCCGTCTCTCCTTCTCCGAAGTCAAAACTGAGCTGCTCATCGGCAGCTTCAGTCTTGGGTTGGTGTAGCAAAGCTTTCTCCACGGCGTCTACGTTGAAACGGTAGGTACGCCCGTGCTGGATGTACGTGTCGGGCGGGATCGCCCCGTCTACCAGCATGCTCCTCAGCTTGGTCGTGGAGATGCCAAAATGCTCGCACAGCTGTGCGGTGTTCACATACTGACTCATTTCTTCCTCACGCGGATCGAGTACTCCGAGGTCGTGTTCAGACCCGGGGGCACGGTTTCAGGGTTCTCCTCGAGGAATTCGCGAACAACGCCTTGGTTGAGACGCTTTTCATAGAACTCCGGCAGCTCGTTCTCGAGGATGAACCGGTTCATGGCCTCCCAGTCGCTTGTCCAGTAACGCGTGGACGTGGTGCGATAGAACAGACCAAACGGGGTCCGGACACTGTCGACATTGTGGTCTTTGCAGTAGTCCAGCAGCGCAGACTGGATGAGCTCCAGCTGCCCCTTCAACTCCGAGTCCTCGGCGTCGTAAGCCTTGCGGAGCTCGGACCGCTTGTCGCGGATCTTCAGGTACGCCTTCGTGAGGCGATCGACGGGTATGTCAGTCATT